AAAATCTCTTTACTCATGATTTTTGACATCTTGTTTGCATTTTCCTTATAGGCTTTGTCAGACTTAATTCTTTTTGTGGTGTCACCCAAAAGTTTTAGGGCTTGATTTTTTGCCCAAGGTGTGAGTGCTTCAGAATAGGCTTTTAAAGCTTTTTTCATTTGTTCAGTGTTCACCAACTTGTGACCATCAACATGTGCTTCAACTATCCCACCTGATGCACGTGCAATCTTCTTAAGGGCACGTTCAAACTCTTTTTCAATAGCACGTGAAGGTTCTAATTTTGATTTAGTTTTCTTCTTTGCATCTTTAGTAAAACTTTTAAACTTCATTTAACACCCATTACGGTACAAGCAACTATGAAAGCAACAAAGAGAACAAATGTTAGTTCTACAACTTCACTTGGTTTCATTTACCACCCATCACTTTGTTAAAAAGTTTTGTAATGCTATCAATAACCTTACCACTGTCTACCGCTTGAACAGGTAGGTCACCCGGTAAAGGAACATCATCTAGTTCATTTTCTGATTCATTGATGTCTTCATCAGAAATATTTGTGAACACACCTGTTTCTGCTGATGACTGTCTAAGTTCTTTAACAGCAACATGTTTAGAAATTAAACCAGCTTCAAATGCACCTGCTACTGTTTCAGATTTTGTTTTAGCAATGTTAGCTTTTTGTTCATCGGTCAACTGCCACAATGAAGTAAATTTAAACTGCATATCTTTAGGTGCAGGAATACCAAACAAAGATTGATAAGCTACTCTAAGAATTTTATCAACACCTGGTCTAAGGTTTGATTCCTGTTGTGCATTGATGTTGTCATAGTAGTTTCTAATATCTGATTCACCAGTAGAGTTTAACCCTGCTGGTGATTGACCAAATAAACGCACTAAAGGAATACCACTAGCACCTGACAACTGTTGACCAAATTGAAGAAGCATGTCAGACAAACCAGCAAATGAATAAGCTGTTGTGCTAAATTCGTCTTCACTGTCTAGGAGAGTTATGCCTTCATTAGATTGAAGTAAGCGCATATATTCAAACATCTTAATCAAACCTTCTTCTGCTTTACCACCTGATGACATAATTTCCCGAAGATCTTTTACTCTTACTGTTCTTAGGTGTGCATGGTTTATTAAGCTTGCTGCTGATAGTGTGGCAGTATCAAATGAAACTAGCCTATCATGTATCCTTTCAAGTTCAGACATACCCCACATCATTTCGGTTATTGCTTGGAAGAATGGAAGTTTAACCCCAATCATTCTAACAACCCTAGAATGGTGGACTTTTATACCTGCCCCCAACATGGTGTTAGTTTCACCTTTGTTTTCAAGAACAGCAGTTAGTAATGAGTTGGAAGTAATGATGTGGTAATAAGCAGGTAAGCCCATGTCTGGCCCATTAGAAATAACTTCTGTTAGGTCAGGGTACAACTGCCAACGGTCATAAGTAGTAAGGCCAGAAAATTGTCCTTTGCCAACTGTTTCAATTCTTAGTGGTGATGCGAGGTCTTGACCATCAATCATCATAACAGCACATGCACCACCATAAAGACGTGCCCACTTAATTGTGTCTTGTAAACTGTTCCAAATTTGTAAACGTGATAGACCTGCCTGAAAATCTTCTACATGTTCAGCAGCTTCATTTGATGTAATTGTCACACCTGCTTTAGTCATGTCTTCAGCAATATTGTCAATCATTGCTCCAACTATCCAACTTCCACGGTATGCCCATTCAAGTTCCATTCTGTTTCTAGTTAAAAGGTTTGGTTCATAATGACTTTGACTTAATTGGTTATCGACGTTCCCAACACCTAGACGTGAGACAAAGTTAGCAAAACCATCATTTACTTTTTGTCTTGTGTCTTCTGCACTTGCTCTAATAGTTTCAATGTGGTCGACAACTTTTGCTGCACTAATCTTTTTAGAATCACGTGCCTGTCTACTCTTAAAGCGTTTGCTACTCATATTAAGTTCTCCCAATGTTTTAATTTATTCTTATTAGAAAGCATTTTATCAATTGCGTCAACTAATGGGTCTATTTGATCGTCATGGTCATGTGTCATTAAAGCGTTAAAAGCTTCACATTCATTTATTAAATCATTGGTGAATGGTGCAACTTCTGGAATGAAAACCATGCCTGGTTCAATGTAAGTAATTGCATCAATCACCCGACTAAGTTTATCGGTGTTTCTTTGTATGCCTTCAACAGGAATGTTGTGTTCTCTTTTTATGTCTTGAATTAAACCTGTACCACTTGATTTATCTTCTACATAAAGCTTTCTAAGAACACCAATGTTTTGATGTTCCCAATTTAATACTTTATGCTTTTCCCAAAAAGCTATGCAGCGTTTTTTAAGTTCGTGTGCTTCCCACTTACCACGAATTAAATCTAGTAGATAAATGTTACCGTCAACACCCTTGCCCCAACATTCAAAGACACTAAAGTCATTATGCTCTTTTGTCTTTTGTGCAGTATCACCAAAAATAAAACGCTCTTTGATTATTGGAAGAATTTGATAACGCTTGAACCACTCACCTTTGATGATGTTACCACCTAAAGCTTTTGGTGCTTGCATATATTGAGAAGCAAAAACTAGTTTAGAAGTTCTTGCACCGTCTTTGTCAGAGTGACTTCCTTCTTCCATTTTAAGAAGTGTTTGAAGTGGTTCTTTATAAGGCCAGTATGAAAATCTTCCCTGGCCATCTTGTTCACTACCGTCAATCATTGCAATAATTTCTTCAGTCAGAAACTTATCTTTGTTTGTTTGAATGTAAGTTTCATCAATCAAGGCAGGAATGTTTATGTATTCCCATTCACCTTGTTCATCTAAGTTTCCAGACTTAATAAAACCAGTAGGGTCATTTTCTGCTAACCTTTGCATGATTAACACAATTGGTGTTTCAGGGTTTGCTTTACGTGACTTCACTGTTGTTTGTAGTTTTCTGTTTGCAGCTTCACGTGCAGGTTTAGAATAAGCGTCTTCTGGTTTTAGTGGGTCATCAATTAAGATTGCACCCTGAAAACCTTCTACCATTCTACCAGCACGAAACCCTGTAACTTGACCGCCTAGTGAAGTTGCCCACACACCACCTGCTTTTTGTTCCCTATCGTCTAAGACATTCCACCTTGATTTAGCTTTATCATCATTAGAAATTTGAACAGGCCATAGTTCTTGGAATTCATCAGATAGAATAATATCACGTGCAGTTTGGGAGTTAAGGGTTGCAAGTGTTTCAGAATAAGAAAGATGTAAGAACCTACAATATTTATTAAGAGCAAACCCACGTGCTATGAAGTTGATGATAACTTCTTCAGTCTTAGATGAACCAGGTGGAACATTAATGATGAAGTTCTTACCCTTACCATTTATGATTCTTTCAACCACACCTGCGAATACTAGATGGTGCCAATTAACTTTAAACTTAAAACCATTACGTGCTTTGAAGAAGTATCGTGTAAAAAACAAATGAGAATCTTCACACTTCTGTCTAACAACAGCTAACTTTAATTCTTTATCTTCATCTTGAAGTTCTTCAGTCACTTAAAATTCACCTTCTATAGCTTTAAGAATAGATTTTAATTTTTCTTTATCTTCCATTTTCTGGCCCAATGAAACATTTGAAGCTAGTTCAACTTTATTAGGAATTTTACCAATCACATGTTCAGCAATTTGATAAAACTTTGAGTAGTCACCATTTTGACTGGCGTCTAACATTGCTCTTAGAATTGTTTTAAAGCCTAGTGTAGTTTCTTTATCGTTTAATGTTTCCACAACTTCTTCTTCAGTTGAAGTCATTACAATGTTAATAGCTTTTGAAATTTCTTGTGAGTTGAATTTGTTAATAGCACGTTTAATTTTACCATTACACCCATGTGGGTTTGCTACTTGACCTTTTTTAAATTGATGTTCTTTAGGTGGAACAGGAACATATTTTTTCTTTGTTGGTTTCTTTTTAATGATGACTACATCACCATTCTTTTGTTTTTTAACAATGGTTTTAGAATCTTTCTTTGTTGGTTTCTTTTTCATCCCAATTCATCCCGTCTTAATAGTGAGTGTTTAAGCTAGTATGGATTATAAATTTAGAAAATGCAAAAAAGACAGTTAAGGGTCATAACCCCCTCAACTGTCTTATCTTCACTTTATCGGGTCATGGAAACCCAAGTGAATTCTATTTTTTAGTTTGTTTTTTAGTTTGAACGATGTCAGATTTTTTAGGAATACAGTTAACCCCTGCATACCGTAACCATTCAGAAAGATTGCCTTCAGTGTACTTATCAGCTTGATTCTGAAGTTGTTCAATAACGTCAAGTGTACACTTAATGGGAATTGTTTTAACTTCTTTTTTCTTTTTTACTTGTGTGACTAGCATGATTTTATCCTTACTGTTCAGTTGATACATGTCAATATGTGCCCAAAATTATATACTAAAAACTTTTAGGGTTTGGTTATAGCTTTTTCAATTTTCCATTTTTTTAAACATTCACCACTACCACAAGTCTTTGACTTGTTCACCATGTTTTGCCTGGTTCTTGTAACTTTAGAACCGCAAATGCAAGTAAGGATCCATTGCCTTTCTAGCCTGCCATTGCCCTGCTTAATTGTTTTTTGTGTTCTTTCAATGGCAGTAAGTAAACCAAACTTTTTACCAGTATGATCTATAAACCCATTTCTACCCCCAACATTTTCTTGTTCTCTTTTTTGGTTCTTCATAGTTTATTTTCCTTATAGTATTTGTCAGCAAGGTCAAAAATGTAAACATTGCCTTCTTCAAAAGAATCATTCATCAACTGCGCTAATTTTATTTCGTCATCAGTTGACCAATTAAAATGAAGTTCCCACACACAATCAATTTGTTTCATGTATAGGTTTTCATAAAGTAGAAATTCAACTGGTGTGTTCTTCATTAAAGTTTTTGAACCAACTACACCATGTTTGATTGCTGACCAATGAACATAGTATGTTGCTTTATCTGAAGGGCATCTTATTTCACCTTCACCACTTGATTCATCAAACCAAGCAACATATCCTAGCTTTTTCATTTTTGTTTCCTTAGGTTTACTGACTTAATAACCCTATCTAGGTGATCAGTTGGTGCTTTTATTCTTCTAGCATCATCATAACATTTCATCATTGTCTGAAAAAATTCTAGGTCACGTTTGTTTTCTTTTCTTATTAAATAAATCTTTCCTAAAATTACACCTACAAAAATTCCTATTATTACAGCTTCCATTTTGTTTTCCTTATTGAAGTAACAGTAAAATTAAATTTATAATTTCAACAATGTTCATTTTATTTTCCTTCTCTTATGTCTTTGTCTTTTATTAACATAAGTTTTTGAATCAAATTAATAAGACAATTTTGTTCTACTGCATTGAAGTGTTCTAAGTAGTCATCTAGTAACTTCTTTAGAAAATTAATTTCATCTTGAATGTTCATTTTATTTTCCTTATGCTTCTAAGCTTTCAAGATAGTTTTCATATTCCTGAAGTTCATTTTCTTGTTTCTTCATGTTGATGTCAAAAACCTTGCTTTGACGTTCCCACAATATTGCTTCCA